GAAATAATCAAAAGATTAAAGCGGCAGATTGAAACGCCGCCGTCTTACGATATTCTGAACATTCTGTTATCAGAACTCCAATATACAATGCAAGATAATCCGGATTTGCCAGTTGAGGACCGGGATTTCATCATGACCTATTCCGGGTTTATCAAGAAATGGGCGGTCACAAGGTTCGTACAGACTATGGATATGCGCTGGGATGATCTGTACTGGAGGACTTTGCATTTTGAAGCTCCATATTTATTTGAATCTTATCTGATTTACCTGGAGAAGAACCGGGAAGCAAAAGACCGCTTTTATTTGCCTAAACGCAAACAGCTGAACAAACATGGTCTAATTCAGGCCATGCAGGACCTTGAAGATGATAGGTTGGACATCTTAAGCATATCAATGCCGCCTGGGACGCAGAAGACAACTTTGGAGAAGTTCTTTGCCTCGTGGGTAATAGGAAAGCACCCGGATGATTTCAGCTTATTCTATTCTCATAGTGGTGATATCACAAGAATGTTCTACGACGGTATATATGATATCACAACAAATTCAGATGAATACACTTGGAGCGAGATATTCCCAGATGTGAAACTTGAAAGCACAAATGCCAAGACAGAGACAATTAATTTCAATAAATATAAGCCTTTCCCCAATATTCAATGTACCTCAATTGGTTCAAAGAACGCTGGTAAGGTTAGGTGTAATCGTTATCTGTATTGTGATGATCTTATTGGCGGCATTGAAGAAGCTCTGAATAAGATCAGGTTAGATAAACTCTGGTCTTTGTATAGTGTTGATGGTAAACAGAGAAAGATGGACGGCTGTAAAGAAATCCATATAGCGACAAGGTGGTCTGTACATGATGTCATTGGTCGGATTAAAAACCTATATCAAAAAAGCGATAGAGTAAGATTCATTGAAGTTCCCGATATTGATCCGATTACTGAAGAATCAAACTTTGACTATGAATATAATGGTTTTTCAGTTGCTTTCTTCAATGATCAGGCACTGGCCATGGATGATATTTCTTATAAGTGTCTATATAAAAGCCAGCCAATTGAACGTGAAGGCTTGCTATATCATGAAGATGAATTAAGGCGATACTTTAAACTTCCAGAAAGAGAGCCTGACGCTCTTCTTGGTATTTGTGATACGAAGGACAAGGGGTCAGATTATATGTTCCTACCTTGCGTGGCTCAGTATGGAAGTGATTATTACTGCTTGGATTGCGTTTGTGATGATAATTCCGACTATGGTGTTCAATACGAAAGATGTTCCCAAATAATAGTTAATTACAAGTTGCAGCAGTGTCAATTTGAAAGCAATAACGGCGGTAGCCGTGTAGGGTACGAAGTAAATAAATTGGTGGAGCAGAAAAACGGGCGTTGCAATATTACCACAAAATTCACTGATACCAATAAAGAAACGAAGATTATCGTGAATGCTGACTGGGTAAAAAAACATGTTTTGTTTAAAGATTCTTCACTCTATAAAGCCAAAAGCGATTATGGTGTAATGATGAGTTTCCTGCTTAGTTATTCCGTAAAAGGGAAGAACGTTCATGATGATGTTCCCGATGGCTGGGCACAGTTTGCATTGTTCACACAAAATATGGGTGGCGGTAAAGTGACCGTCTTCCGAAGGCCATGTTAAGGAGGATTTGATTATGAAATTGACGAGAGAATACTTAGCAACTTATACGTATCTGGAATCTGAAATTAACCGACTTAGGCGCAGAATAAAATATTATGAGAACAATCCATTGACTTCTGAATATGGAATTGTGAAAGGATCCCTGCAGCAGTTTCCATATACGGAATGCCATTTCGTGGTTTCAGGGGCAAGCGTTAAATCAAGTGAAGAGCGAGATAAAATGGTTCGGCAGCTTTTAATTGACTTAAAGGGTAATGAACAGCTTTTTGAGGATATGAAGCTTGAAATCGAATGTTTCTTAGAGAAATTACCTCCTGAAGAAGTTGAAATGAAGCATATATTGGCTTTGAAATATATTGATAGAGTTACGGAGAATGATATAGCTAATAAACTGGGATACGAAAGAAGAGCTATCGGCAAAAAGATAGATAGATTTTTAATAAAACAGTTAGAAAATAATAATTAAAATAGCAATTTGACTAATGTATT